AGCAAACTGGTTTTCTTCACCTGAGTTTGGTGAACCTGTATACGCAATAGTTAATGTATCGCCTACAATACTTGTAGAAATATTAGCACCACCTGCCACTGTTAATGTATCAGTTGTACTATTTGCTGACGTTGTACCTGTATCTCCGTCAAATGTTTGGAAAATGTTTTGATTTCCACCTGTACTAATCGTAGTAAAAGTAAATGTACCACTGCCGTTAGTTGTTAATACTTGTCCGTTTGATCCATCTGATATACTTAAATCTGTTAATGAACTTGGTACTGTTGGTTTACTGTTTAAGTTGTTGTAGTTTAAATAATATGAACCATCTTGTCCATCAAGCGTATCAGCATCTAATCCTGATCCTCCTGAAGCAACATCAACTCCTGGTGCCCATTTACCACCGTCCCATTTAAGAACATTTCCTGTTTGTGGTGCTTGACTGACTGTGTCAACATCTGATAATGAATTAATATTTCCTACGTAAGCTACACTTTTTAATGGATCTGTGTAATTTGTAATTGCTCCGCCACTAGCGTCTAAAAGTAATTTGTGCCATGCTCCTGCGTGTGCTACATAAACCGAACCACCTTCGTGTACATGAAGTATTGCTCCATGATATGTTGAAGCATCAATAGCATTCATTTGGTTTAGTGTTGAAGCATGAAAACTTACCTTGTTTATTTTTGCGTTGTCATTTGGAATATCAAGTTCAAGATTTGAATTAATGATATCTTTTAAGTTAGTGCCATCACCTAGTGCGTTATACAGCTCTTCAGAATTAGCATTAATCTTGGCGGCACCTGCTCTAAGATTATCACCTGTTCCATCGTTTGCGGCTGTACCTACGTTAATTACTGATTTTGCCATTATTACGTCCTATCAAATGTTACATTAGTTTTATCAAATGTGCTAGTTGTAGCATCAAAAGTATTTATTCCAGATGCCTCCGTCGTTGATGTATCCTCGACTATGGCTGGTGGAGTTAACTGATGTATTGCCTGAGCATAGGTAGCATGAAATGTAACTTTACTGCCTAAATACGTATTTGACTTAGGACTAGCATATAGATATACGCTACTAGCGTCTACTGCCGCTGTAACAGTTATTAATTCTTGGTTAATTGTTGCCCTACCAAATATAGAAACAACAGCTCTGTCTGGTCTAGCAACCACAGAAATTTGCATTGTTTCTTTTTCATTACTGTCAAACTCAACTGCTACTTGATACATAGCACTACTAAAATCACCTAGGTGAAATTTATCTAAAATAGTGTTATTTCTCTGTACTGCTACCCAGCTTCCTCTAAAGCTAAAGTTAGATCTACTAGGTAATAATATTGAATTATTTTGCCCTTTTGTAAAAAAGTTTGTCAGAAGTTTATTCATTTACCTGCTCCATACTGTATTTATCGTTTTGCACTGATATGTAGAGCTTTAATATTTTAGGAAATATCCACTAATGAATGGGCATAAGCTAGTAGATTATCAAATACTTCTGTTTTTTTCTTTAGATCTTTGTTGGCAAATGTTTCTAACTTCTTAGCAGTTTCTAATCCATAACCAGTCTTAACTAGCACTGGCTTTGCTTTAGCTTTGACAGCGGCTTTTAAATCAGTGATCTTATCTCCTACATACACACCGTTTGACCAGTCGACTCCTATTTCACTTGCCGCACGTTTGAACATTCCTGTATTAGGTTTTCTATACGGATCATCCTTAAATGGTGTGGTTGAGTAGTACAATCCGTTTATACTCTTACATCCTATTTGGCCTAACAATGTCATCATATGATTATGAACAATATCAACGTCAACTGCGTCCATTATACCTTTTTGTATGCCTGCTTGATTGGTTAGTATTACCACGTCATACCCTTTGTTTCTTATCATTTTAACAGCTTCTAAGCTACCTTGTATTGCTTTAAACTGGTCTGGCTTGGTAACGTAACCACCTATGTCTTCGTTTATTGTGCCGTCTCTATCTAGTCCTATTACTGGTATTGACATTACGGTCTCCATCTATCATCTGACCAGCCAATTTTATCTTTATTATGCCATCCTAGTTCTTCAAGTATAATAGGATCATTAGCTGTTAATTTTTTCTCCCAATCATCTACGAATTGTTTTGTCTCTGTAGATAAAGGCTCTATATGTTTTTCAACAAATTGAGCCGCTTCGTGCGTCAATGGATGTAGTTCATGTATATTCATGTGCTGGTGTTCTTCCTTCAAGCTAGGAACACTTTTTGGTCTTGTTACAAAAAAATCTTCATCGGTTCCAAAATCAAGTGCGTTTAAAATTGGAGGACAGGTAGTAGCAATATCTTCTCTGTAAGATTCTAAAACTGCTCCTACATCCTCAAGTTCAAGTTTAGGATTAGTTTGATTGAAGTGCTTAGGAGCATCTTCCCAACCCTCAAATGGATCTCTAAAATAAGTTGAGTAAACTTTACAACCTATAGTGTCTAATGCTTTGTGAGTAGCACTTATTGTAGCACAATCACGCATTGTACAGTGCATTATATCTGCCCAGGTCCAAGTGTTTTGATAAAAATAATTATTCAACATAAAACTATTTTCACTATTAATTGTTTGTCTACTAAAATTTCCAGGTGTCCACCATCCTTTGCCCATATGGTATCTATCTTCTCTGTACATACTTGACCATTGTAAAAGAATTATATCGTCTTTAGTAAATTTGTGTATGGTGTTAGCTTCCCATAGGCGCATGTTGATATACATGTTACCTGCGCCGCTTTTTGCCCAGTTTGAACCTTCGTAACCTTTAGTTTTGTAATGATGAATGAGTATATCTGCCCAAGTAGGATAAAAATATTGTGTTAGGCTACAACCAAACGCAAATATCCTCACGACAATCTCCGTATTAAGTCTAACATCAGTTTATGCGGAACACATTTTAACATATCATTTTGTTTTTTAGCATCAATTTGTCTATTTACAAATTCTTTTGCTTCAAGCGGAATACTTTCATATTGTTTTTTTACAGCTTGTGTGTCGATCAATCCAAGACCATACATCACTAATATATAATTGTATTCATTGAACAAAACTTTTTTGGTTTTATCTGTAAAATCATCTGCTACTGGTAATCTTGTTCGCCACATTTCTAAATTGTTTGCCAGGCTATCAGGCATTTCAGTTTCTTTAACATGTTTCCAAAATTCTGTATCATTTTTATCAGTAATATAGTGTAAACAAATAAAGTCTCTTATATTATTCATAATCGATTCGACTTCTTCGTTGTATCTTTGAATAGTAGGCTTATTATAATTTACAATACGTTGTGCTAATAAAAAACTTTGATTAATACTTGTACCTATACTGCTAGCCTCAAGTGGTTCTACGAAGCTAGCCGATAATCCTATAGCACAAACATTATTAATCCAAGGCTTATCTAATGCTCCTGGATCAAATTTTATATTCTTAGCCACAGACACTTCGTGTCCTAAGTATTCTTCAGCTTCTATTTTAGCTTCTTCCGGGGTAATAAAATCACTGTCATATATATAACCGTTGCCTTTGCGACCCCAAACAGGAATTCTAAACAGCCATCCACTGTTCATAGCCCTAGCAACTGTCCAAACAGGTATTTCATCTTCTTCTTCAGTCGGAAATACAATAGCTTCTTTCATTTTTAAATATTTAGAATAACTTTGCCATTTGGCTCCCATCTTTTCTATAAGTAAACGTTTGAATCCTGTAGAATCAATATAAAAGTCATAATGATAATCAGACTTTTCTCCTTTCAAGCTGGTAATATTTTTTCCGTCTGGCATATTGATAGCAGTAATTTCATCATCTACTACTTGGCAACCATATTCTATTGCTTTTTTTGTAAGAAAGTCATTTAACTTGCTGGTATTGAAATGATATTGACTTACTCCTGTATCATTAGGCCTTTCGTCCATATATTTGTTGAATGGTTGATGACTCTTCCATGTGTATGCTCCTACAAGTTCTTTAGGATGAACGTTATCTGATAAAAGTTTAGCATAAGTCAAAGGTAATCCAAGGTGTTCACCTACAAAAGGATCATGAACACTTTGTAAAAAATCATTTTTACTCCAATTTTTAAACATAATACCTGATTTAAATGTTGCGTCTGTTTCTTTAATTAATTCTCCAGCAGTAATGTTACAAAAATCCATAAAGGCTTGCCAATGTTCAGTACTTCCTTCACCAACGCCTATAGTTCCAATCTTAGTACTTCGGATAACATCAACTGTATACTGCGGATAACTTTTTTTAAGTATAAGTGCGGCAACAAATCCAGCTGTACCGCCACCTACAACACAAATTTTCATAATATGTCTCCGTTTTTACTCATCTAACGTATACCATCCAGATACTATGTATTTGATTCCTTTGTAAATAGGATTTCCCCTATGCGGATGAGTATAGTAAGCTGGAAAAAATGCTAACTTACCAGGTTCTGGTTTTATTTTTACGCCTTGATATAAAAATTCTGTCTCTCCACCTTCTTCTACAGCGTTTAGATACAAAGTGTATGCCATCACTCTCGAAGAAGTACATAAATCTGCGTTTTCACAATGCCAAGCATGGTATCCTTGATGTGGTCTTGTCTTTTGTATGCTCATTCCTTTTGGAGAATGTTGTACAACTGCGGCTAAACTATCATATTTTGATCTATATTTCTCTTCATACGTTGTCATTACGGTTTGATAGAAAAACTTACACAGGTCTGCGTCTACATGAAACATATTATTATGGTTAGCTAGATCCATGAATATTCTTTCATCTTGATTTTTAAATCCTGTTTGATGTTCAGTCAATTGCATAGAAGCTCGTTGTTCAAATGTTTCAATTAACTTTTTACAATAGTCTAAAGGAAACACATGTTTGTATTCTTCTATTCCGTTAAAATTACCTTCCATCTTACCTCCTAAATAAAGAACTGTTGGTTCAATCTATATAAATCCTCATAAAACATTCCTGGTTTTACGTATGCTGTATGTAACATGTTCTGCGGATACAACACCATTCTATTAAATTTCATAGGAACAATACCAGTCATTTCCCAATCTCCTATTGATTCTGTGATATATTTTGTTATAGGAGTCGTTTTTTGTTTGTCATAGTAGTTATACTGATCAGGATCTTGTATAGACTCCTTTCCGGCAAACTCATAAAAGGAAGTTCCACCATTACTTTCGTTTTCTGTATTCAAATAAATGGTACTAGCAAAATTTAAACCACTAGGATTGTCCATATGCGGAGACATAGGTGGTAAATTTTCGGATTGCATTACGTTTACCATAAAGGTAGCTCTCATAAAACTTTCTGCCATCATGTTTGCTGACCAATTAGACATTATATTAGGATAATACTGTCTACATAGCTGATCAAATATCCAAGACATTGAATCTAAAACGTAAAAAGCGTTAATTCTCCAAGCAGGGTTATTTCCTCTAATACGTTGATTTGATGAAGCTGGTATATCCAAAGCTAATTGTCTTACGCTCATAGGATTTTTGTAAAAATCATCAACTACTACAACTACTGTCTGTTTTCTTCCTACCTTTTTTATAGTTACAGAGTAGTCTTTATTGATTTCAAAAACTTCTTCTTCATTAATCTTGTTTTTCTTCATCTGTTCTCTCTTTGATAGTAAAGTTGGCACTGATAGTAGCTCTTGTCTCATCACTTTCATTCACAGTGACATAGTGTTCTAAAACACTTGGAAAAAATACAATGTCTCCTTCACGTAATGGAGGAGTTATCCTGTTGTTGTATCTAAAAGGTTCCGAACTACAACTAGGTAGAGAACTACTGTGGAAGAAGTCATAAGTGTTTCTATAAAACACAAATCTACCGCTATCTGGAGGAAGTTTAAGCATGTAAGCACAACTTATTACGCTTTCCCCAGCATGATTGTGTAATTCTTGGTGTTGATTTTTACTATATCTGTTTAACCAACATTCAACTCCATAAGATACCGAATGATCAACACCTAACTTTGAAAGATAAGTGTTTAATCCAGCAACCGCACCTTTAATAAAGTTATGAAAGGGTAATTTATTTGAATCTGGAAGTCCAAACGTGGTGTCTACATTACAATACCAGCTAGGATACTTATTAAAGTTACTATCATCTTGTATTATTTTAGTAAAATCTTCTTTTACTTCATCATGTGTGCTTAAAGGTTCGGCAAAAACTGGAATTGAATATAAATCTATGAACATTAATTCTTCATTTCTACCAATTTTCCAAATTCTGGTAGATAAAGATATTCAATTTCACTGTTATATAATGTTCTCACAGCATCATCTAATGTTTCTACCAACGGTTCTCCGCCTAAATTAAAACTTGTATTGAAAATTATAGGCACACCGGATTGATCGTAAAACTCTTTTATGATGTCATAGTAATGTTTATTTTGTTCTTGGGTTACTGTTTGTATTCTACAGGTTCCGTCTACATGAATTATACTAGGAATTTTTTCAGCAACGCCATCTTTACAATTCATTGCGTACATCATATGCGGAGATTGTTCTAAACCACGCATATCAAACCAATCGTTAGCATGATCTAACATTATAGTTCCGGCAAAAGGCCTAAAATATTCTCTACGTTTGACTCTGTTAACATGATCTTTACCATCTTCAATAGTAGGATCGAATAACAAACTTCTATTCCCCAAAGCTCTTGGTCCATTTTCGGATCTATCTTGCCATAGAGCAACAATATTTTTGTCACGGATGATTTCAACAACTTTTTTATGATCAACATCGCTTGTAGTTGCTCCATATTTTTCAGCAATATTATCAATGTCATTGAGAGTTAAATTGTATTTAAATCCTTCATAAATTGTTTCCGTATATGATCTTACTTTTTTATCTTTTGTTAGTTGATGATATAATAATAAAGCGGCACCTATAGCTGTTCCAGCATCACTTGATACAGGTTCAACATATAACTTTATATCTTCTTTATTAAGTTTATCTAGATACCAATAATTTGCTACACAATTTAGTGCGTATCCTCCACTTAATACAACATTTTTATTTCCAGTCATTTCAACAGCTTTGAAAATTAATTTTAAAACTTCTTGTTGTGATTCGTCTTGTATAGCATAAGCAAGATCTCTTCGGTTTTCTAACGTGGTTAGATCAACTTTGCTATTTTGTAAGTCTGTAGACGTATACAAATAATCATATTTGCCATCGTTTACTAAAGCGGCATTAGGATATGTAGGAATAATTACATTTCTATCAGCAGTTCTCCACTTTCCTCCTGAACCATCTGTATAGATAGCAGGAATATTTGTATTTGGCTTTCCATATGGAGCCAAGCCCATTGTTTTTCCTGCTTCAATTGGTTGAAATCCGCAATATTGTGTTACTGCTTCGTAGGCTTTAACTATTCCTGCTGAGTCATCCAACACTAATTCATGAAATCCTTCCTCTCCTTCTCTGTCACTAGGAATTTGTGTAATATGTGTGCCAGGATAAGGACCATTTCCTCCTTGATGCTTATACAATGTTTTAAAGTCATCTGGATAGTTACATGAAAAAACACTTTCGCACTCCCATGTCATAAATTCTTCATTAAAGGTTCCAGAATTTATATTCATAGGAATAAAAGTTCCAGCCCCGTCAACTATAACTGCTGTTGCTGATTCAAAACCTGATCTATAAAAAGCACAAGCGGCATGTAACTTATGATGAATATGACTTAGATCTATTACTTGCCTATGTTTAAAATTTTGATCATAAGCAGAATCCTTGCCATCTATTAATCCTAATTTTCTAGCTAGTCCTGTGTAAATATCTCCACCGCTAAAATCTACTCTGCTAGATTCTTCTAAAGGTTGAGTATGAGCAACTACTAGATAATCTAACTTATCTGTAAATTCTTTAAACTTTACCATAGCGGCAAATGGACCGCCATCATATTTTCTTCTTGATAATCTTTCTTCTTCAATAGCAAAAACAATTTCACCGTCTTTCAATAACACGGCACCACCATTATGACCTCTTGTGATTGCTCCTATCCACTGTGTCATTGTCCAGTCCTTCCTAAAATTTGTGCAGGTTGATTTGCGTGTGTTACTCCTGCATCATTTTTGTGGACAACCCCATGCGTCGGGCAGACTTCTCCTTGTTGTCCTTGTTCGGGTTTGTACGTTCCCGTATAAGTCCTAGGCTTACCAAGCCTTTTACGAGCACTTGATATAATTTGTTTAAAAGTTTCATCAGTCAACTCCATAACTTCGTCATTGTATCTTTCAATTTCGTCTTCCATTGATAATCTTATTGGGCTAAATTTTCTTTTTCCTTCTCCTAAGTCTATGACATCAAAGTCTGGACTGTTAGGATATGAAATATTAATAGGATATGTACTACCAATAACACTTGTACAAGTTGTTCCTAATGCTTTTGCCATGTGTTGTCCTAAACTATCACAGCCTATAAAATGATCAGCTATTTGTATTACACTTGACCAAACTCTAACATCAGGTATTTGTGGAACTGCTACTGGTACTTTTGGATTTTCTTCTATTGTTACAGGAAATTCACTCATTATGATAACAGCATAATCGTCTCTTAGGTCTTTACAAATTTTAATTACGTCATTAAGATGGAAACTTCTTGATGTTCCGTCAATTACAAAGTCGCCCATGTTCTCTGCTGTTCTTCCAAACGGTTGAAAAACTACAACTTTGTCTTTGCCAGTGACTGCTTTTATTTCTTCAACAACTTTATATCCTTGAACAAGTTCATGTTTGTTCATATAAATTTTAGGATCAGATAAATCTCTGATACCTTCGTTGTTTATGGCTATGTCAAATGCTTGTGCTAAACTACATTGTTGATTATAATATTCCCAAACCCTATATGGTTCAGGAGTAATACAATCTCTGTCTTTGATGTAATCTTTAAATAAATTTTTATGCCAATGATCGTATGCTAATTCATGTAATTGTGGATGACCCTTGTAAAAGTCCATGCCTCCTTCACATACAATAATAAAGTCTTGATCATTTTCGTATAACTTTTCAAAGGCAGGAATAGACGCTATTACACGGCCTGCTCCACCGTTCATAAAATATGCTTTTTTTCGAGACAAATTAAACTCCAATATTTCTTTGTACGAAAATATTTATAGAGTTTTAGTGGGTTGTTTAGTAAAAGTGATTAGCCTTTTTTACCAGATGTTCTTAGAGCGTGTACTTCAACATCAATAGGATAAGCACCGTCTCTGTATGGATCATTTGGATCTGAAGACGCTTCTGGATCTCTCATATCTCTTGGATAAGCTGGAAACATCATAACTGCCTGCCATGGTTCGTAACCTTTTGCTTCCATTACAGCAGGAAGATCTCTTAATTTTTGTCTGTAGTCTTTCCACTCATTTTGTAGTGCTTCTGGAGCGTCTGTTTGTCCTACTTTAGCATCAGTTTCATGTAAATGTGCGTCTCTAACGTCTCTAACATCATTCCAAGTAATTGATTTGTTTACGCCTGTAGCTTCCCAGTCATGTGCTGGAATAATCCATTTATCGTTTTCAAAGTCGTATTTGATGTTTTGATCATCATAAACGTCTCTTGGTTCTACTTCAGTAGTATGTTCTACGTCTGGGTAACCATCTGGTGT